CCGTTCAAGGAAGTCGCCAATCTGATCGTCAAGATCAAGAGCATGGCGGAAGCGCAGATGGGCGTGACGCCGGAAGCGCCGCAATCGACTGTCACCGCCGATGCACCTGCTGCACCGGCATCCGAAACCCCTGCCGCCTAAGAGGCCAAATGGACGTGCAAACCACAATTAACCTAGTCGGGGGAGCCATCTTGGCTGTCATTGGATGGTTTGCACGTCAACTCTATCAATCCGTCAAAGACCTACAAGCAGACATCAGAAAAATCGAAGTATCATTGCCAACAAATTACGTGGCAAAAACAGACTTCAATGATACAATGCGGGAAATCCGCAGTATGTTCGAAAAGATTTTCGACAAACTGGATAACAAGGCCGATAAATGAGCGGTTCAAACTCCCTTCCATTTTTGTCGGATAATGGAACTGTTGATCTGCTGTATTATAACAATAACGCCACGGGCGCGTCGGTTGTTGCTACAGGGTCTACGACCGCCCGGACGTTGGGGAATTGGACCTCTGAATTGGCGGGGACAGCAGTTGCCCAAAACACCATTTCTGCGTGGGGCTTTAACGCCTCTCAATTTGGGTTTGGCGGGAACTATGCCAATAGCTATGGCTCTGTTTGGCAAACGCAATTCCATGCAAACTGGAACGTAGTGCAGACGCAAGTTCCGTATAACCCTACGGAATGGCAAATATATACAAATGCTGCCAACGGTATTGTGACGGTTACAGCGGGGACAAACCAAGTCACGCTCGTTAGCGGAACGCCTTTTGACCCTACATGGGCTGGTCAACCTTTTTTCTATTTTGAAGGCGTAGGCTTCAAAGTTCTCGCAGTTACAGACTCGTCACATTTGACCGTGCAGACCACAGGGGGCGGTTCTGTTTCATGGGGATCAACTGTAAACGGGACATATTACTATTGCATGACATCAACAACCGGCACTGTCAACACAAACGGAACATCCGTTACGCTAGTAAGCGGGCAGCCATTTATTAACTTTGCCAACACGGCGATACCGATTGTTATCTCTGGAATTGCCTATAACATCGCTTCTTGGAATAGCGGGGCATCTTTAACGCTTTCTAGTAGCGCAGGATTACAGACTGGCGCGACGTATTCGCAAAATACGAGCATCGCTAATGAACTCGCTAATTTGCGTTTACAAGGGTTGGCCGGGGCAAATGAAGAAAATTTTGTCATAACGCTTGCCCCTTATGGAACGACTATTCAAAACGTTTATGCAGGGGCGGGGAAGTATCGTCCGATCTGGGTTGCTACGGGCGAGAACCCGACTGGTTCCCCCGCCTACATGATAGGAATGCACCCCAATGCGACATTAGGGAATCCTGGGTGGCTCACGCTCGGCGGTGATAATGGGCAACAAGCGATCTATATTCCGCAAAATGCCAACAACGTTAATTACATGTACATGTCAGGGGGGCCTACTACTTTCTCTCCGGCGATTGCTGCTCGCGGATCGGATACTACTGTAGGCTTGGTTTTCGATGTCCAAGGCGCAAGCACAATCACGTTCTCAAGCCATTCGTTCACAAGCACTGAATTTCAGGTGTTTGGCGTTGGCGGGTCTTCTTGGCTTGCAGTTGGAAGCAGTAATTCAGCCGCCCCAACATTGACAGCAAATGGTTCAGCCGCAAACATAGATATACAATTACTTCCTAAATCAGGTTATGTTTGGCTTGGGGCCTATACTGTCTCCGCACCAACTGCGACAGGTTATATATCTGTCAAAGATAGCGGCGGAAATATCCGAAAACTGTTGTGTGCATAGGAGTTAATCGTGGATAAATTACTGATTTCCATAGAGCAAAGAAATGCTCTTGTTAGCGTGCTCAATGAACTTCCACACAAAATAGTGAGAAATTCTATTGATCTGTTGATGTGTCTTCCGACGGCTTCACTGCCTAAATCTGAATTTGGAGTAATCCCCAGCCAAGGCATGCCGGCCTATCAAGAAATGCTAGAAAGCCGATAACAACAAATAGGTCAAAATCTCAATGACAACCCCACGCAAACTCTCGATCCTGACCGAAGCAAATTTTCCTTAATTCCCCTTTCGGGGTATGGTAAACAAACTCATCATGACCACTTCTCCGGCCACAACACCGCTGACCTATAACGGCTACGTCACCCAGGTGGCGACGATGGCCATTGTGAACACGACGACGTCAAGCGGTGTTGTTGTTGGTGTCGATGCTGCGTTTAACGCCATTATCCCGCAGATGCTGAATTACGCCGAATTGCGCATTCAGCGTGATTTAGACCTTTTCCCAGCCATTTCGAGCAACACTAGCTACACACTGACTGCCGGCAGCAATTTGCTGACCTTGAGTATCAACGATTTCGTCACCTTGCAGACCATTTCTATTGTTTCTGGTGGCGCAACCTATCCCTTACTGCCCGTTTCTAAGCAAGTTCTGCAAAATGTCTACGGGGATACTGCATACACGGCGATGCCGGCATACTTCGCGCCATACGGCGGCGACGCAGCCACATATGGCAACACGTCCCAGATTTACATCGTAGGCCCATACCCAGACCAAGCGTATCCAGTGACGCTGACTGGCTTGGTCCGCATGCAGACCCTTGCTGTCAACGCTACGACGGCCCTGGCGAACACCGGAACGACGTTTATCAGCACGTATCTGCCGGATATGCTGCTCCAGGCGTCTATGATTTATATCAGCCAGTTCCAGCGCAACTTCGGCCCGGCTTCGAACGATCCGCAAATGGGTCCGACATACGAAGCGCAATACCAAACCCTTCTGAAGGGCGCTCAGGGCGAAGAATACCGCAAGAAATTCGAGGCTGCCGCTTGGTCATCTAGTTCTATTTCGCCTGTCGCAACGCCGACCAGGGGGTAAATCGTGGCACATGCCTCGCTTAAACTCATCCCAGGCGTTGACGTAAACAAGACACCCGCCCTTAACGAGGCGGCTATTTCTTCCTGCAACCTCGTCCGGTTTATGCCTGATCGCACCGGCCTGGGTCTTGTTCAAAAGTTAGGCGGGTGGACCAAGTTCTATCCCACGGCCATGCAGACCATCACCCGCGCCCTATGGGCATGGGAAGACACCAACGCTAATCAGCATCTGGCTGTCGGCAATGAGGCCACAGCATCCTCCTATCAGGCCCAGCTTGCCGTCATCACCAACGGCAACTTGGTCGATATTACGCCGCGCACGATCACGACGAACCCCGCTGTCAACTTCTCCACCGTGACCGGCAGCAATGTCGTCACCATCGTTGACGCCGGCATCACCACGACAAGCTATGACTCGGTTTTTATTTCGACACAGATCAGTGTCGGCGGCTTAGTCCTGTTCGGGTTTTACCCCGTGACGGTTGTGAGCGGGACGACATACACCATCAACGCCGTTGATTTATTCGGCAACCCCCTGGCTGCCACATCGACTGTGACTTCTGGCGGTGCCACGCCTCAATTCACCACGGTATCCGGGACCGGCCTTACGACCGTCACCTTAGCAAATCACGGGTATTCTGTAGGAAGTAGTTTCGCAGTAAATATCCCCGTCAGCGTTGGCGGCATTGTATTTTACAGCGACTATTCAATACTTAGCGTCCCGACAGCAAATACATTCACAATACAGGCAAGTAATACTGCTACGTCATCCGCTTCTGCATTTATGAATGGCGGTAACGCCAACTTTGTATATTACATTGGCTTTGGGACGGTCCCTGCTGGGACTGGCTACGGCATTGGCGGATATGGTTCTGGCGGATATGGAACGGGTGCCGGCATCGTCCCGACTACGGGCGTGCCTGTTTATACAAATGATTGGACCCTGGACAACTGGGGCGAAATCCTTGTCGCATGCCCGGTGCCAGAGTTTGATGTGGACTTCAACAGCCTGACGCTGAGTGGCACAGGAACGGTCGTGACGGCCACATTCTCTGGCACCTACGTCATACCCGTCGGCAACACGGTAACGCTCTCTGGTGCCTCTCCTAGCGCCTACAATGGCACATACGTGGTGACTACATCTGGACCTGGGACGATATCCTTCGCCGGCACAGCAACCGGCGCACAAACGTCAGCGGCGCTTATCCAATCCATCGACCCAGCATCCGGCCCGATTTTCCAATACGATCCGACGTCAGGGCAGCCGATTGCCACGGTTATCCCCCAGGCACCGCCTGTCAATGACGGCATGTTCGTGGCTATGCCGCAGCGCCAGATCATCGCCTGGGGTTCCACCTTCACCGGCATTGCCGATCCCCTCTTGATCCGCTGGTGTGACGTCCAAAACTATGGCGCGTGGGTTGCTCAAAGCACCAATCAGGCTGGTTCATTCCGTATCCCGAAAGGGTCAAGGATCGTTGGGTGCATCCAGGGTCCGCAGCAGGGTCTGGTGTGGACTGACCTTGCCGTGTGGTCGATGCAGTATATCGGCCAACCATATATCTATAGCTTCAACGAGATTGCTGCCGGTTGCGGCATGATCGGTCGAAAGGCTGCCGGATCGTTCAATGGCGTCGTCTATTGGATGGGCCAGAGCCAGTTCTTTTCGTTATCCGGTTCTGGCGTTCAGCCCATCCCATGCCCCATCTGGGACGTGATCTTCCAGCAAATCGACATGTCGAACGTCAACAAGATCAGGGTGGCTGTCAATTCCCGCTTCAATGAAGTGGCGTGGTATTATCCGACCACCACCAGCAACGGCGAGGTGGCTGCCTACGTCAAGTATAACACAGTCATAGGGCAATGGGATTACGGCTCCCTTGGCCGATCTGCCTGGATTAATGAATCCATCTTCGGCCCGCCTATCGGTGCCGACCCCGTAAGCCGCTATATCTATCAGCACGAGACGTCTACCGACGCCGATGGTAGAGCGATGAACTCGTTCTTCCAGACTGGCTATTTCGTCATCAATGAAGCCGACAACAAGGCTTTCATCGACCAAGTGTGGCCAGACGCCAAGTGGGGTTACTATAACGGCACCCAGAGCGCGCAGTTGAATATGACGTTCTACACCGATGACTATGCCGGCCAGACACCCATATCCTACGGCCCGTTCACATTGACGCAAAGCACCACGTTTATCTCTCCAAGGCTTCGTGGTCGCCTTGTGTCGATAAATGTAGGAAGTAATGACGTCGGTAGCTGGTGGAGAATAGGGAATATCCGATATAGATACCAAGCAGACGGAAAGTATTAAATGGCATCCTTAGACGATTTACTTACAGCCACAAAGAACGTAGTAACTGCACTCAACAGTGAATCGCAGACGACTATTAATTTAGCTGGTGCGCGTAACTCTCTTTCACTTGCTGGTGCCACAACAACGCTTGTATCTGCCATCCCTGGCCGAGTTTGTGTTGTGAGTATTATTGTGGCTGGATCGTCCACGGGAACAATTTATGATGCATCGACTACGGCAACGGCGACATCAGCAAGAGCGATTGCGACAATTCCAAATACTGTCGGCGTTTTTACTCTCAATTTCCCTGTTGCATATGGTATTGTAGTGACTACCGGGACCGGCATGACCGCCGCCATCAGCTATTCTTGAATGGAGGACTGAATGCCGCTCACGAAGGGTAAGTCGCAGGCGACGATCAGCCACAACATCAGCGAAATGGTGCATGCCGGCCACCCGCAGGATCAGGCGGTTGCAGCCGCCCTGAATGTCGCCCGCAAGGCAAGGCTTGATGGTGGCAATACCACCACCACGACTTCCACGGTCGGCTTCAATCCTAAGATGTCTCCTCACCTGCATACAGGGCCGATCCATAGCAGTGTGGCCGGTCGCACCGATCACCTGCCGATGCATGTTCCGTCAGGATCATACGTCATCCCCGCCGACATCGTCAGTGCGATGGGCGAGGGGAACACTATGGCTGGTTTTAAGCAGGTAAAGCGCATCTTTGGCGGGATGCCATACGGTGGCGGTTCTATGCCGTATGGTCAGTCTAGCGGTCCCTACGGGGCTGCAATGCCACACCGTGCCGCCGGTGGTCAAAATGATGGAGGGGCTGTCCCCATTGTCGCTGCTGGCGGCGAATATGTCCTGGCTCCCCATGAGGTTGCTTGGGCAGGTGATGGCGACATGGATTCTGGTCATCGGGTTTTGGATGATTGGATTAAGCGTATGCGAGCGAAGACAATCAAGACTTTGCAGAAACTTCCACCGCCTAAAAAAGACTAATAAAGGATAAAACATGACTGAAGAAACACTCAAAATCCGCATTGCACAACCGCAAGACGTTGACGCGATCATGAAGCTTGCCCTGGCCGCATGCGAAGAAAATGGCTTCGTTGACCCGAACCCGGTTAAGCTACTCAAGGAAATCTGGCCGGCACTTCAACGTGATCATGGCATTTGCGGCATGATTGATGGTAAAGACGGTGAAGCTGAAGGTGCTATACTTCTTCGCGTCGGCCAAATGTGGTATTCTGACCAAGAAGTTCTCGAAGAAAAAGCCATCTTTATTCATCCTGACTTCAGGAATGCTAAGGGTGG